GCTCGAACAGCTCGGCGAACTGCTGGCGCGTCACCTGGCCCTGCTCGGTGCCCTGGCCGTACACCACCTTCACCAGGTTGGGGTTGCGGCTGGTCTTGCTCCAGGCCACGCGGCCGAACACGGCGATGTTGGGCCGCATGATCATGCCGTCCAGCGCGTCGGTGATCACGTTGTGCGGCTTGACCGNNNCGTTGTGCGGCTTGACCGCGTCGTCGCTGAAGCGGCTGCCCGGGGCCAGCGTGGTCTTGTTGTTGGTGCCGTAGCTGTTCAGGTTGAACACCAGGTCGGCCACGCGCTTCTCGCGCGCGGTCAGCACCAGCTGCATCACCTGGCGCGTGGCGCGCATCATGGGGTCGGTGGCGCCGGTCTGGCCGGCGGCGCGGGCACGCTCGTGGGCCTCGATGTCCACGTTGGGCACCGGCGCGTCCAGGCCGTGGTCCTGCACCGCGTCGGTGACCTCGGTCTCGCCGAACTCCACCTGCTGCGGCGGGCCCTTGCGGCCCACCAGCGTGCTGGGCAGCGTGAACTCGTCGGCCAGGTTGTACTTCTTGTACTTGAACTCCTGCGTGCTCACGGGCACGTAGGGCAGCACCTGGTCGGCGATGAGGTTGCCCTGCCGGTACGCCACCGCGATGGCGGTGAGCTCGGGCACGACGACGAACGGGGTCTTGGCCATGTCGGTGGTCCTGGGGTGGGTCTAGATGGGCTGGCTGGCGGGGCGGGTGCGGCGTCAGTACACGCCGGGCGCCACGCGGTAGCGGATCACGTCGTCGGTGCTGCCCGACATCAGCGCGAAGCCGATGATCCGGTGCCCCACCGTGGTGGTGGCGATGGCCTTGCTGGAGCCGTTGGCCGTGAGCGCGGCGCCGCGCGTCACGCCCGCGCCCAGGCGCACCTCGCCCACCTCGCCCACGTGCACGTCCACCATCTCGCCGATGGCCTTGGCCAGGCCGTCGGCCGCGCCCAGCAGAGCGTCGGTGGCCGCGGTGGCCAGGGTGCAGGTGCCGTCGGCCGCGCCGTGGCGCACGATCAGGTGCTCCGCCACGGCCACCTCGGCCACGAAGCTCTCGAACCGCTGCTTGTTGCTGCTCATGGCGCTCAGGCCTCCTTGTGGGTGTCGACGATGTGCTGCACGGCCGCGTCCAGGCTCACCTGGCGGCCGGCCTTGGCCTCGGCTTCCTGGAAGGCCAGCGCCGCCTTGGCGATGGCGCGGCCGTCGGTGGTGTCCACCTCGCCGGCGGGCTTGCCGGCGCGGGCGTCGTCGCGGGCGCGCTCGCTGAAGTCCACCTGCACCGGCAGCGCGGCCAGGAACTCCTTGAGCACCTCCACGGCCGGGCGCTGCACGGGCTTGTCGCCCTCGGTGAACTCCACCACCTGCTCCTTGACCAGGCTGGCCAGCACCGCCACCACGCCGGCGCGGTGCGCGGGCAGCAGGCGGCCGGCCTTGACCAGGCCGTCGGCGAACTCGCCGTACTCGGCCTGGCGCTTGCCCAGTGCCAGGGCGTCTTCCCGGGCCTTGATCTCGGCCTCGCGGCGGTCCAGCTCGGCGGCGCGGGCGGCGTCGGCGGGGTTGGGGGCGGTGGTCTGTTGCGTCACGGGGGCTCCCGGTTCGGAGTAGATGGATGCCGGCTTGGCCGCCGGTTCGGTGGCGGGCTGCAGGGCCTCCCGCTTGAGCGTGTCTACCAGGTAGGAGGGCACGGCCTGGTCGGCCTCGGCCAGGCCGAACTTGCCGATGAGCCACTCGCGCATGCGCTGCCACAGGCCCGCGTTCTGCTCGTCGGCCCAGTCGCCGAAGACGACCACGCCTTCCTCGGCGTCGGAGAACTTGACGGTGGGACGCTTCAGCCCCTTCAGCGCCGGCGGCTGCGCGCCCAGGAAGCCCACGTGGCGCAGGTACCAGGCGCCGGGCACCGGGTTGACCGGACTCGTGGGCGTGTACCAGGCGGCGCTCACCGCCAGCAGCCGGCCGGAGCGCACCAGCTCGCAGAAGGCGTCCTCCACCTCCGCCGGGCG